CGTCTGGCCAACCCCAGACAGCGCCTATACCTACCAGTTCGTTTACTGGCGTATGCGCCGTATTCAGGATGCAGGTACGGGCGGCACTAAAACCATGGATGTACCGTTTCGTTTTATCCCCTGCTTGGCAGCAGGTTTGGCGTACTACATTGCGCTAAAAGTCCCAGAAGGTCTGGCACGGCTGGATGTCTTGAAGGCGCAGTATGACGAGGCATGGAACAACGCGGCAAATGAAGATCAGGATCGGGCGGCTGTACGGTTTGTCCCAAGACAGTACTTTATTGGTGGTGGCTAACCATGGGCAATAGGTTTGCGTCGGGCAAACATGCCATTGCAGAGTGCGACCGGTGTGGCCAGCGGTATAAGCTCAAGGAACTGAAGAAGCAGGTCTTGAAGACCAAGACGTATAACTTGCTGGTGTGCCCCACTTGTTGGGACCCAGATCAACCGCAGCTTCAGTTGGGTATGTACCCAGTGGATGACCCGCAAGGTCTGCGGGACCCCCGGCCTGACTTGAGTTACTACCAAGCAGGTTACACAGGGTTGCAGTTGACAGAGACGGTGGGTACCGGCATAAATGAGAATGGCGATCCGTCAGGCGGTAGCCGGGTGTTTCAGTGGGGCTGGAGGCCAGTGGGCGGAGCCAGCGCCAATGATGCGGGGCTGACACCAAACTACTTGGTATCTGCCGGAGTTGTGGGTACAGTAACGATTACATAGGAGTTTATATGAAACACGAAGACATTAAGAAGGACAAACCACTCATGGAAAAGATTGCCAAGAAGGCGGTCAAAGGCCACGAGAAGCGTATGCACAAAATGGCCAAGGGCGGTGTCACTACTGACGCAATGAAGTCCATGGGCCGTAATCTAGCGCGTGCGGCTAATCAAAAATCGGGTTGATTATGGCTAAATTTTCACAAAAGCAGGGCGGCAAAGAAGTAGGCCAAGCTGCTGTTTACGCGGAGCCACATACTATGGACGGCAAACAAGTTAAAGCAGAACCATCCAAAGGCGCATCAGGTGCCAAGTGCATGGACGACATGAACATTTCAGTGGCCGGCCTTTCCAAGGGCAACTACAAAGAAACCAAAACCACCGGTATCAAAATCCGTGGCACAGGCGCAGCTACTAAAGGCACGATGGCTCGTGGTCCGATGGGTTAATCATGACGTACAACGAACTGTTCATTGCGGTTAAGAACTACCTGCAAAACGACTTCCCGTCTAATACGTGGACGAACGTAGCAGGTACAGGCACGACTACGTCTGATGGCACTGAGCAGATCAACGGATTTATTACGCAAGCTGAAGAGCGCATATATAACAGCGTTCAGGTTCCTCCGCTACGTAAGAACGTCACAGGCTTGACCACATCAGGCAACAAGTATTTGTCCTGCCCATCCGACTTTCTGTCGGTGTTTTCGATGGCAGTGATTGACGCTACGGGTAATTACGAGTACTTGCTGAACAAGGATGTGAACTTCATCCGCGCAGCGTACCCTAACCCAACCGAATCAGGCATCCCACGGTATTACGCTCTGTTTGGACCTACCGTTGTGACCAGCGTTATTACGGACGAGTTAAGTTTTATCCTTGGCCCCACGCCAGACGCGGTGTATACGATAGAGCTGCACTACAACTACTACCCTGAGTCAATCACGGTGGCGGCTGACGGGCGCACATGGCTTGGCGACAACTACTCGCCGGTTCTGCTGTATGGCGCGTTGCTTGAAGCCTACATCTTCTTGAAGGGTGAGCAGGATATGATGCTGGCGTATAAAACTAAGTACGATGAAGCTATGGGTCAGTTGAATCGTCTGGGTACCGGGCTTGAGCGTGGTGATGCTTACCGTGATGGTCAGGCTAAGATTAAGGTGAATCCGTAATGGCGATCCAACAAGGCCTTACAAACAGCTTTAAGCAAGATATGCTTCAGGCGGGGCAGAACTTGGCGACTGATACGTTGAAGATGGCGCTGTACACTGCGTTCTCCGATATCGGCCCACTGACCACTGCGTATACGGCGACGAACGAAGTAACGGGTACAGGTTATGTGGCAGGTGGGGTTGCAGTAACGGGAGCAACGATCAGTACACAAACGACTGGTCCCAACGCAGGCACGGTATATGTGGACTTTAACAACGTGTCATGGCCCGGTGCCAACTTTACCGCCCGTGGCGCTTTGATCTATAACGTAACTCGTAGCAACAAGTCAGTGGCTGTTCTGGATTTTGGTTCGGACAAGACGTTTACTTCAACCAACAATACCGTCACGATGCCTGTTAATTCAGCGACGACGGCGCTAATTCGTTTTCCTTGAGAGGTAGTCATGAGCACAAAAGAGAAATCCAACGTAGCTGATAGCGTGGATGCTACGGTCATCACAAACAAAGGACTGCGCGAAGGTCTGGGCGCATCTGGCGTATATACCGTGGTATGTATCGGCGCTGACGGTGTTGAGAAGTGGCGTGATACGTTCCCCAATTTGGTGGTCAACTCTGGCTTGCAGTTGATGAACAACACCTTCTTCGCTGGCACTAGCTACACCGCCGTCTGGTATCTGGGTCTGATTACCGGTCCCGGATCGGGCACATCGTTCTCTGCGTCGGACACCATGTCTTCGCACCTTGGTTGGACGGAAGATACAACTTACTCCAACGCCAACCGCCCAACAGTGACGTTTGGTACAGCTACGTTGGCTGACCCTTCGGTGATTGCGACAACCGCGACTTCGTTCTCGATCAATGGTGCAACAACTGTGGCAGGTGCGTTTCTGACCACGAACAACACCAAGGGCGGCACCACCGGTACGCTGTTCTCAGCAAGTGACTTTACAGGCGGCGACCGTATCTTGGCCTCTGGCGATACACTGAATGTGACGTACACCTTCACTCTGGAAGCACCGTAATGGGAGTAGGGCATGGCGCTTGTTCTTGCAGATCGCGTTAGAGAGACCACGACCACAACCGGTACAGGCACAGTCACGCTTGGCGGAGCCGTCGTTGGCTTTCAGTCTTTTGCCGCTGTTGGCAACGGCAACGTCACCTATTACACCATTGCAGGTCAGGGCACTTCCGAGTGGGAAGTGGGCATCGGCACATACACTTCATCTGGTACAACACTAAGCAGGGACACGGTTCTCTCCTCCAGCGCGGGGGGTACGACCAAAGTGACTTTCTCTGCGGGAACCAAGGATGTGTTTGTGGTGTATCCGTCCGAACGTGCTGTGTACTACAACGCCGCAAACGAGCCGCCCTTTGATCCGGCGGGTACAGCCGTGGCCTTATCAATTGCGCTTGGATAAATCATGGCAAATACTTTTAAATCAAATTTAAGCAAAAACGTCGGTACATCACCAGCGACTATCTATACCTGCCCGGCGGCAACGCAAACCACGCTGATCGGTTTATCGGTTGCAAATACAACGACTTCACCCATCACAACGGATGTGTACATCACCAGATCGGCGGTTAATTATTATTTGGTGGAGACCGCTGTAGTGCCGGTAGGCGGCTCGTTGGTGGTTGTGGGGGGTGAGCAGAAGGTGGTGTTGCAGTCTTCCGATGTATTGGCGGTAGTGACCAGTGCTGCGTCATCAGCCGATGTCGTGGCTTCATATTTGGAAATAACGTAATGGCGTACCTTGGCTCAACTCCAACGACACAGAGCTTTATCTCCGGAACGGATTCGTTCAATGGAACGGGTTCGGCTACGAATTTCACGCTGTCAAGGCTCGTTAATTCGACGAACGATATACAGGTTGTCGTTAATAATGTCGTTCAGTACCCACCGAATTACTCAGTATCTGGGAATACGCTGACAATCTCCCCGGCTCCGTCTGCTGGAACGAACAATGTGTATGTGCGGTATTTGAGTACGACGCTGCAAACCTTTGCGCCTTCGCAGGGTACGGTGGGGTTAAACCAGCTTGCAACTACAGGAACACCTAGCACTTCGACTTATTTACGTGGTGATATGGCTTGGGCTGCTGCTGGCGCACAGGACAATATTTTTTACGAGAACGGTCAGACGGTGACAGCAAACCGCACGATTGGCAGTACAACTAACGCTATGAGTTCAGGCCCGATTACGATTGGTACAGGC